ACGCCTTTACACTTCCAGTTGAACCGCCTGATGATGTTATAGTTACGCCAGGTAAAGAAGTATATCCTGTTCCATTATAAATTAAAAATATCTTTTCAATTGTTCCTGTGCCTGTTCCTAATTCTTGCATAATACTATTACCAAAATATGGGTCTGCTGCCATAGTACCATCTTCTAAAACTATTTGGTCAGAATCTTCACCTGCAATACCACCATTAATAACTCTTACAAATCCAGCAGCATCCCTTCCACCTGTTCCAGTATTATCAAATACTAATTTATCACCGACTTCATAATTTATTCCTTTATTATTAATTACAATATCTGTTATTCCACCAGAACCAACTTCATCAATATTAAATATAGCACCAACTCCACCTGCAATAACTTTAATTGTATCAGTAGTTTCATTTAATGCACCATCATTTGTAAGTGATTTTGTTCCTGGTATTCCTGTTATAGTTGCTTTAATATACCAATCGTCTTCATCTGAAGCAGAACCTTGTAGTTGTTCTCCAATTTGAAATGTGCCTTGAATAGAATCACTATTTAAAATAAATTCTGTAACTGTATCTGCACCTATTTGAAAATTGGTAACATTTTCAACAACTGCATAGGCACCACTATTTGCACCTGTAATTGTTCTTCCAACTAATTGTGCTGTATCGCCAATATCAGCAATAGCTCTTAAAACTTTTAATGTATCATACTTACCATCTGATATTCTTAATATTTGTTCTCTTGGATAAAAGGTTTGTGATTCTTCATTGAATAATATTCTAAAAAATATTTCGTGTCCTCTATTCGTTCCTTTTGAACGATAAAGTGATTTAACATTTTTTATAAGACTTCTTTTGTCAACTTGATTTGCTAATGTATCTGGTAGTGTTGCAAGAAACTCATCTCTAAAATTTGATAAGAAATTACTAATTACATTATCTGGATCTCTAAAGTTAACTAGGTCAGCAATATTATTTACTGGATTGGGTTTATAATTATTTATTGTTGCATAAGCATTTGAACTACCACCTACAATTATTTCACCTGTTATAAATTTACTATTAGCACTTATGAATAAACGTTTAGTATCTAAATCTTCTGTTAATACAACAGCAGTTGCACCAGAAGTTTGTCCTGTAATTGTTTCACCTCTTTCAAATTTTCCATATTCAGTACCAGAGTAAATTTCAAAAATAAGTTTATCACCTGCGTCAAGTGATGTTCTTGCACTACCTAAAGCACTTGCATTTAAAACTAAATTATTTGCTTGGTCTGTTTCTGTTTCTAATAAGATACCTTCTGTAGATTTAACAGAAGTTACTGATAACTCAGCGGACTCTAGTAATTGGTAATAGACTTTAAGAAATTCAGCAAACTTTGGATGTTCACTAACTACGAATTCAGGTAGTTGACCAGAAAGTATTGTAGAAATCTTATCATTAAATTTTGCCATTTGTCATTAGTAACTGGAAGTAGTTGTGTAGCCCACACCTGCCTCAGCACTTCCTCCTACAAAACTATCAGCGGCAACTGTTATACTTGAATTTGCAACATCAATTTCTATAATTTGGTCTCTAACTGGAACAACATCATTAGAAGTTGGTGTTACTTTTAATTCAACTACTGTTGAAGTTGCGCCTCTAATATTTGATATAGCAGCAATGTTCATTGAATTAAGTGTTATTGCACCTGTGGCATAATCAATAGTACCTTGCGTTGAATTTAAATAAGATTTTACTCCACTTGAATAAAAAAATAAACGAACATTACCTGCGCCATCATCATCAAAAAAGCATTCGTTATTATTACCATCTATTTTAAATCCTGATGAACTTAATATTCCGCCTGTAGTTGCCATATGTCCTTCGTGTGGATTATATAATGCATTTCTAAAATAGATACTATATTTTGCTGATGTATTAATTATTGGTTGAAAATCTTTTCTAATTTTAACAGTTGTTATGTTTGATAAAATACTATCATCAGCACTATCAATCAAACCTGTAACTTTTGAATATCTGAATACTGAATCAAACTTTTGTAAAGTAGAAGCATTATAAGATGTTAATGTAGCAATTATATCTGCCTTTAAAGTATCAGCAGTTTTTGCTGTTGCCTTTGCGTCAAACTTAACATTTGAAGTAATTAATACAGAAGTTGTTTCTGGATCTTTTATAATTGGTCTTACTGAAGCAACGTTATAAGGTTTTAATTGAGTTACAATTTCTTCTTTTGTTGTATCTGTTAATGTTGAACCTGATTTTGCTTTGATTGAAATATTTACTACACCATAAGTTGGAGTTTCATCATCTTCACCACCCCACGCACTTACTGATAATGCATTTGGATAAATTGATTTAACTAACGTTTCATAATCAGTTGCTGTAACTGCTCTATCTTGAGCACCATATTGTAAAGGTGCATTAAATTTTATTGAGTCATTTGTTTCTGCTATTGCACCACCTGAAGAATTTGATTCAGTTGTTATAGTTACGTTTGTAAATCCACCAACATTTCCTGATAATGAAAATTTTGAAGCACCATTTGAATCTGGTGCATTAGTTACAATATATTCTAATATAACAATATTACCATCAACTAATTTCTTACCTACAACACCATCACCAAAATAAATTTCATAATTACTATTTACACCTTCTTGTATAAAATATGCTTTTGTATCAGTTGCAATATTATTATAACCACCTGATAAAGAATAAACTGCTTGTGTAGTATCTGTAGCATTGTTTTGAACTGTAACTTTTAAAGTTGAAGTATCTGCTGTATTACTAGGTATGGCAAATTTCTGGTCAGTATCTCCTTCATATGTATATTTAAATGTAACCAACGTTCCTTCATAAAGAGATACATTTTCAAATTTATAAATTCCATCTACTGGTGAAATTGTTATATCTTCATTAGTCACGTATTGATAATCAACTGCTTCAACTGTAGTTGTGAAAACTGTTCCCTTCTGCATTGTAACAGACGAACCTGTTGCGCCATTAACAAGAATATCAATAGACGCTCTTGGTGCTCTAGGAGATGTAGGAGTATATCCTAACATCTTTGCTAATGAAACAATATTTTTTCTTATGTCTGCACTATCCAAAAACATTTCATTAGTTGACATATTAGCAATGTATGACAAGTAGTGAGTGTTATATGATAGTACATCTAATAGAATAGATAAACTAGACCCTTCAAAATCATAGTCTTGAAATTGAGGTTGACTTTCTAAAAAAGTTCTTAAATTTGCTTTGATTGAATCAAAGTCTAATTCTGATACGTTTAATTTATGTTGCGACATCTATCTTAATCTTTGTAAACTTACTACGACTGATTGAGCTATTGGTGAACCTATAATATTAAATGTTATTTGTACATCTAATCTATTATTATCTATATTGTTAGAAGCAGTCATTGTATTTCCTTCTTGAGCAGCTTGGTTGGCAAAGTTTTCAAAGTCATCTCCATTTATTGTAATACCAGTTAAATGGATTCTAGGTTCGTGATTAACTAAACACTCTTCTATTTTTCTTTTTAAAAATACATTCATTACTGGAGTGTAATTTTCAAAAAGTAATCCTCTTATACCACAACCTAATTCAGGATGAAAAGGTCTTTCATAAAAATTTGTTTGTACTAAATTTCTAACTGCTCTTTTTATTGCTATTGCGTCTTCAACAGTATTAACATCATTAGTAATTGGATGTCTACCGAAGTCTAAATCTATATCTCTAAATTTCCTAGACTGCCTAGTACTAGTACTCTTGACGTGATTTGTATAATCGTTTAAATATGCTTGGTTGTTTTGTGCCATAACAGTAACTATTTATACTGTTTAGCCAGCTCTTACGTTAGAAGAACCCTCAAACATTGCTCCAAAATCAAAAGAATCCCCAACTCTTGCAACACCTTTACCTTCAGCACGAACTGTTGCCGAAGCAAGATTGATTTTAGCAAAAGGATGTGGGACACAATAGATTCCTACAAGCCACGTATGTGGTAAAGCAGGATCGTTAAGTCTAACAATGGGTATACCATTTGCTCTGACTGTTGATTGTGTTGCTTTAACTCCTATAATAGGTGTACAAGGATGTCCTGTTGTACCTAAATCTGTTATATCCCTACAAACTGCTGGCATTTACGCCAATATCCAAATTAGAACTACTAATATTAAAACGTATACTGGAACTTTAGTTTCAGTTAACCATTTTTTTGCGTCTTTTAAATATTCTATCATTTTACCTCTATTTTACCTCCAGCAGACTCAATATCTGCCTTAATTTTATCTGCTTCATCTTTTGCTTGGTCTTCAGCGATAATTGAAGGACAACCTTCTACAAAATTCTTTGCTTCAAGTAGTCCCATATCTTTAAAAGCTCTAATTGCTTTAATTACACTAATTTTTTTATCAGGATCAAAACCTGTTAGTGTAATTTTGAATAAAGATTCTTCTTTTACTTCTTCAACTGGTGCAGGTGTACTCATTATAGCATTTAAATCTAAACCCCAAGTCTTTTCTAGTTTTTTTGCTAATTCACCCGCTTCAATAACTGTTAATTTACCCAATTGTTCTACTAACGTATCAATATTACTCATAATTTACTTTCCTATCTTGTCTTTTCTACCTATAGGTAGTTTTTGCCACTTTGTCATTTCAACACCTTTCTTACTTATCCATTCCATAAAGATTAATGGCACTTTTACTTTATTTTGGAAAGATTTAACTGCCTTTTTCCAACTCGTAGCAGTTATTTCTTGATTTATTTCTTTATTATCTGTAAACTTAAACTTTTTTTCTTTTGACATTCTGTTTATTCCTTTTCGCACTACATTTTTTATCATCACATCTACAATATTTACAGATTTCCAATTTTCTTGCTTCCATCATTTCGTACTTTGGCTTTCCGCAATGGGATTCTCTCCCACAATTGTTGCAATAAGTCATAATATAGTATTTATACTAAAAATCGCAAAGGTAAACTGCTTCCCGATTCGGAAATTTGTCTATGTCATAGGAAAATCTGCAATTATGAACGTTTCCACAAGAAACTAGAACAAAAAGCGAACACACAACTAAAAAAACCTTGATTTTTCTCATTTTTTTTGAATTTTTCCCTTGACTTTCCTAAATTTTTAGTGTATATTTAACGTATAAGTTGAAAAGGAGAACATTATGAAAAAACTACTTGAATATTTAACTATCATTTTATCAATAGTAGGTACTTTCTGTTTAATCGGTGCTGTCGGCGCAATTGACGGCGGTTATAACGGAGTTCCAATGAACGATAATTGGTTTTTATGTGGTACTTTGTCATTGTTAGGAATTGCTATGTTTATTTTAGCATTATACTCGCAAACGTTGTATTCTGAACAAGACTAATTACTAGATTTTAATAAATAGCCTATCTCTATTCCTAGCTCATCTGCTTTATCAATAGTTTTAGATGATTTTGAATAGAATCTATCTTTACCATCTGGTGAAAATAGTTCTGCTTCAAGATTAATCGTATTACCATCAATATTTGCAAATACACCTACCGCTGTATCACAATCTCCTTCTATAATTTTTAAAACGTTTCTTTCTGCCTTAACACAATTGTGTGTTTCTGTATGATTAACACTTTTTAATAACTCAATTATCTCTTCATCATTATCTCTACATTGTAAGGCAATAACACCTTGTCCTGCACACGGTATCATTTCACTAGTAGAAAAAGTTTGAGAAATCTTGTTCTCTAAACCTAATGATTGAATTCCTGCATAAGACAAAATAATAGCGTCAAATAAACCATCATTTAGTTTTTTAATTCGTGTATCAACGTTTCCTCTTATCAACTTACATATAAGGTCTTTTCTTATATTCTTTAATTGGAATTCTCTTCTAAATGAAGAAGTACCTATAATTGAATTTGGAGCTAAATCTTTTAAGTGTTTATTATCTCTACTAATTAAAATTTCTCTTGGATCGTTTCTTTCTAAAAAACAGGTTGTTAATAAACCTTCTGTTTCTTCCGTTGGCATATCTTTTAATGCGTGAACGGCTATATCTATTTTTTTACTTAATAATTCTTCTTCAATCTTTTTAGAAAATAGTCCTTTACCTCCAGCTTCAGAAAGTCTTACATCTTTAAGTTGGTCACCCTTGGTTTCAATTTCTTTGATAATGAAATCTTTATCTTCAATCAAATGGAGAAAGATATTAGTTTGGTTTAATACTGCTTTAGCTTTTTCAGCATAGATACGTGCTAATTTACTTCCTCTTGATCCTATTATGAGTGATGTTGACATAATTGTCTTGCACCATAAGTTATCATATAACAAGCACCTGCTCTTTTGAATATTTGATATGTTTCTTCTAAACTACCAGGCGCACCAATACCTAACCACTCTCCAGATGTTTGATATGCACCTACAGGTTTCTTTGTAATATTTCTTATTGGTTCAATTAAGTCTAAACTTGTTATACCAGGTTTTACCATTAATTCATCTGCGCCATCATCTGAATATTTTATAGACCTTATAATTGCCTTATGTCTATCGCTAACATCTAATTGATAGGGTCTATGAATACCTTTTGGTATCTTCATTACATCACGCCAACCTCTATAAAATGTTGAACGAAATTTTGTACTATAACTCATTACAGGTATCTGACCATTATTAATTGATTTAATATTCTTAACTGTATTGTCTTGACAATCACTTGGCGCTACTGTAGCACCTGACGCTGTGTAAATATCTACAGCTGATTGTAGTAATAGGTCATCTGTTTTTTCTTGGTCTCCTGTTACACAACAATGTCCGTCTTGCGTGTAAGAACATAAACATACATCAACATTTAATTTTATAGGTAACGTTGAAAGACTAGCGGCAGTTAAACAAACTTCCTCAAAGTTAAATAACTTTAATTCAGGTATGTAAAATAAAAGAAATTCTTTTACTCCTAAATCAATATCTTTCTTAACACGTTCTTTAACTTCTTTTGCATTAAAGATTTTATTATCTTCTCCTAGTCCAGTTTCTCTTGTAGTATTACTGGCGAATATCGGTTGTATTAATCTCATTTTGCTGACTTTGCTAACCATTGATGGTTTCTTTTATACATTAATGCTGTTCGTTGTTGGTCTTCTTTTGGTGGAACTAATTTAAATTTAGATATACCCATTTTCTCATACATAGGTAAATCAAAATAAAATTCACTCCAATTTATATCATCATTATAAAAAGAACGTTCCATACCTAAATGAATTAAACTACACATAAACTTTCTCTTTTCTTCACGATTGATTTTAGAAGTTGTACCATAACAAACTTTACTAGGACAATTATAAGAACACTCTATGTTCATAAACAATCTTAACAAATCTTTTCTTTTAATACTTTCTATAAACTTTAAATCATCATTACAATGAATAGGTAAAACAATCGTATCATATAATCCAGTTGCAACTTTCTTTTCATAATGTTCATTGTCTGTAATATCTTGTATACAACTTGCTTCTATTTTATAATCAGGAAAATCATTTCTAATATATTCAGCTAACTTATCAGTTGCTGTAATAACTGCATTTCCTTTTCTATGATATTCTTTTAAAAACGGTTTACTTTCTTTATACTTATCATCTGTTATAAATTTATTCTGTAAAGTAAGTTTCATACCAATACCCTTATCATAAATCCATTTAATATCTAACTCTAACATTTCTGGAGTTTCTGCAGGACGTCCACCATATAAAGGACAATGTTCTTCCGTTTGTCCAAAAACAGAATCTATATCATCATAACCAAATGAAAAATTAGAGTGTTCTTCTGCGTGGCGTATTTGTACATCCAAAAAAGGTTTAATATGCACATCATTTTCTTTTCTTGCTGAACAAGATATTACTCTTCCCATATCGCACCTGGTGGCATAGACATTAATATTGCTTCAGGATTTCCTCCACTTCTCAATCCAAACTTTGTTCCTCTATCATACATTAAATTAAATTCAACGTATCGTCCACGTTTTAATAGTTGTGTGTATTTATCTTGCTTCGTATATTTTAAATTCATCTTTGGTGTTATAATCTCTTTAAGTAATTGACAAAAGGTTCTACCAACATCTTTAACAAATTCAAAATGTTTCTTACCATATTTGTAATCAAAGAAGATACCACCTACACCTCTTGTTTCTTCTCTATGGGGTAAATAAAAATACTCATCACACCATTTCTTATATGTTTTGTAATAAAGTTTATTATGTCTATCACATAATTGTTTTAATCTGTAATGCCATAAATTTCTTTCTATATCATCTTTCAAACACGGTGTCATATCTGTACCTCCACCAAACCAACTTTTTTCTGTTTCAATATATCTTGTATTAAAATGTATTGCAGGTACTTTAGGATTCTTTGGATGTAATACTACTGATACTCCTGTTGACCAGAAGTTTCTACTATGTTTTGTACCAGGGATTTCTTTTGCGAAGTCTTTTGGAAACTTACCTACAACATTACTAAAGGTGACACCTCCCTTTTCAATCACGTCACCTTTAATTGTTTTAAAGTTACCAAATTTCCATTTGTTATCTTTAAATTTTGCTTTAGTTTCTAACTCTTCAATAGTCTGACAAATTGATTTTTGCAATTCAATAAACCATTGCAACGCTTCTTGTTTCATTATCTAGTCTGTTTCTGCTGCTACTTTCTGAGCAAACTGTTCCAATTTTCTTTCTAATGGGTCTTGAAGCACTTTTGATGTATCTTTCGGATGATTAAAGAATAAATTACCTGATACACTTATTCTTGTTCCTGGTGTATGAAAAGGAATTACTTGATGTCTTAATTGTGCTGGAAATATCCACAGTCCACCATTTTGGGGTTGATAACCATAAGAGTGTTCTGTCCATTTTGGATTAGAGTGTTCACCATAATGAAACGTTATTCCACCAGGACCAAAACTCTTGCCTTTATACTTTTTTCTTTCTTCTGTTAAGTCTGGTGTCTTTAAAAATATAACCCAAGATAACATACCACCGTGTGTATGTTCAGGATTATCTTCGTTCTCTTTCATATAATTAATCCATAAATCTATGAGTGTGAATTTAGTTGAAAATTTTTCTTCTGTAAAAGATTGTCCAATATACTCCGCTGAACATTTTACATAATCATCTATGTATCGTTGAAACTCTTTTACAAACCATTCTTTATCTTCTTTTGTATAACCTCGTTGGTCTTCCATTATACCTGCTAAGTTACTATTGCCCGAACCTTCACGACTTTTATTACCTCGGTCCTCAAGTCCTTCTAATAATTCTTCGTGAGCAAAATACATAGCCACATAAGGACCAAAATTTAAATTGCCACCTTTTTGTTCTTGTTCTATCTTTGTGTTTTTGTTATCTAGTTCTATCATATCCAATAATCATATTCATTTGGTTTAGGTTTGTATCCGTCATTATCAAAATGTTTATCTGCCCATATTGAAAAACATAAGACAATCATTGCAAAGCCAATTATCAACCAAAGACCCTTTCCTTCTTCCCAATTTGTTAATAAGTACCATAGTACTTGTAGTCCATTCATTTCATCATACATAGTTATTCTTTCCTTATTTTATTTATCATCTCTAAAATGATTTCTTTTTCTTTATCATCAGCGGTCGTGTGTGCATTGATAAATCGTTTATGTTCTTCTGCTGTAATGGTTGCTGTTTTACCATCACGTATAATTATCTTTAGTGCTGTATCCGTTAAATAAAATACTGGTGTCGTGTACTCTACCTCTTCGTGTTTATAAAATTTATAAACATCTGGATCCATAACATAATCATATTTATTCTGTATGGTCGGTGCTGTATCATAATGCAATCCATTTGTATCTATGTTCCAACAATGATGGATGATTGGTGTTGCGTCTATACTTTTATTATAATCATCAATCAACCAACCTGTCATAAACTTCGTACCAAAGTTTTTTGCTTCTACCACCGACATATTCATACACTCACGTGGTTCATAACTAGGACTCGGTCTATGTTCAACTCTTTCTATATACCGTGCATTAGGTCTGTACTTTAGAAAGTGTTGTGTTGCGTTTTTCATACTGTAGTTTATCTTTCAATGCGAGTTTCAGTTTCTTCAAGTCTTTTAAATCTCTCCAAGAATCAGATGACCTATCGTTATTGCGTACCTCTTCTTGTAGTCTTGTTTTTCTTTTTAAGTCTTTGTGATTTGCTTTTAATTCCGCCATATAATGTCCTTTCGTCTATATCGTGTAGTCGTGGGTTATAGTCTTTGGGCCAATTCAGATTGAGTGTTAAAGTAGAATCATCTTTGTTAACTATTCTTATTTGGTGTCCTGTGGGTGTTGAGTTATCCCAATAACGTTCATAGTTATTTAAGTTGATAACTTGGTGTCGTAGTTTTTTTGATTTTTTCCGTACGTGGTCAAACATACTAGAGTTGGGTGTGTTGTTTGCGATATCATCTAAAAATCTGTTCATTACATAATCTCCTATAATACTATTTATAACGCCACGCCCACCCTCTCAAACTTGCAAGATTCTAAAAAAAAATTAGACTTGACATTACCAGCCAAACCTGATAAACTCTTATAAATATAACTTTAGAATGGAAGTGCCTTCTAAAAACAAAATCATCATAGAATCAAGCCATCATAGTCACTGCTTTGCTGACGTAGACTTTATCGTCTATTGTCAAAAGGCATTGTATAGTAGACAACCATTTCGTGTAAGAATTGTAGATTGGGAACCAGAATATTGCATTGCCTATATTAAAACATTAAGACAACACGATAGATGGAAACCACTCACTATAACTTATACACGTAGAGGTCACTATATCTACTTGTGGAATAAAAATTATGTAAAAGGGAAAAGATTTTGACGTTTGTGGTCTTTAAGCACTCAAAGCATTCTTGCAGACACTACACGTCTATATATGCTTTATAAGTTTCCAACAATTAAAGCAAATATGATAAAGAATATAAACAATAGATAAACACTAATCATCCCAAGGATAAACCTCATTAAATTTCTCTCTTGCACGTAGGACAACTTTACGTCCTGGCTTATTGTATGGTATGGCTTTCTGATTATTCGGTTCACCTTCCCATTCAAATCTGTAATCCTCATTTTCTGGTATCCAAGTCGGTGCAGGTTGTTCATATGCCTCTTGTGGAAGTTTAGTCCAGATAGAATCAAAGAGTTCTTGCTCGGACATCATACCCATTTGATTGTACACTTTACCGTGCATTTCTTTGGACATCAACCGAAGTTTCTCTTTATTGTATTCTATCTTACGTTGAAAGTCCCAGTACTCTTTTAAGTCGGCGTATGATTCTTTTGTGATGGACATTATAGAGATATTTATGCTGGCCGGTTTTTTTCTGGAAAAGGAAGTGTGTATATTGTTTGTGTCTGTTATTGCATTTATAGTTTAAGTTTTTTAATTAATTAAACAAATGCGTTTTCTCTGGCCTGTTTTTTAAAACTTTTATTTAGAATTTTTTGAGTTGATATATATGTTTAGTTCAAATCAATAGTGGCGCCTCTATGTATTACTGACATAGTAGTGTTAGATGTCTTACTGCCTTCTATGGTCTCTCTCTTACTGCCCCAAATATCAGAAACGTAATTGCCTTTTACTTTCAAATTATAATCACCGCCTACATTCATATTTACATTGCCTTCAACGGTGACCATATTGATATCGCCTTTGTCTACTTGTATGTTAACGTTTGCATTCGGTCCTATCTGTATGTCATAGTTGTTATTGGCTGATTGGCTTTTGTTAATAAAAATCTTATGGCGACCATCTATAGTAATGTCACTATTCCCGCCGATACTGTGACGTTGATGACCAGTTGTGATTTCAAATTTGTCATAGGCATTCAGGTAAGTAATATTGCCAACAGGATCAATTTCATATGACGTGCCTCTAAAATGGCTTTGATAAATTCTTTCTGCGCCAGGCGTATCATCTATTTCAAAAATATGTCCCTTCTCACTTTCGTAAACTTTGTTATAAGGATATTGTGCGTTATAGGTAATGGCAGGTTGATCCCAAGTTGTGCCATCACTTGCTTTTATTTCGCCGCCATCTGCATTGGTCGTTGCGTTAAAATCTGCTGTCGGTATGCCAGTTGCGACATTCATTCTTGCCGTTAATGCAGGATGCGTATTATCATTGGTCGCCAATCGATTCACATCACTCTCACCCACATACAAAGGATATTCACCAGAAGGATCAGCAAAACCTTTTGAAGTATCAGCCGACTGAACAGGTCGCCCAGGTATAGAACCAAGTACAACTGGCTCTTGACAATCTGTGCCATCTCTAAAGTAACCGAAGACCCAACTGCCTTGTAATAAAAAACTTGGACTAGAACCTAAACCTGAAATGCCTGGCGATGTAACAGGCAGTACAACTTGCGCCCAAGGCAAGTCGGCAGTTGGCAAAACTTCTTTGTCGTGTGTGTGTATGCCTATGCAACGTACTCGCACTCGTCCTATCTTGTAAGGGTCAAGTCTATCTTCAACAACTCCGTTAAACCAAATGAAGTCATTGAATCCTAAAAATGTTGAGTTAGCCATTTAGTTTTTTCCCATATTGTTTTTCTTTTAATGCGTAGCACTTACGCAATTTAATATTATTTAGTTATCCTTTACGCAACCTTTACGCAGGTTCGTGTGCATTCTGCGTAAAGAAAATAGTTTACGCAGGCGAGTTTGCGTACCAGCGACCACCTTTACGCACTCTTGCGTAAGTGATTTAATATCACTCAAAAAAGGTATTATTGTACCTAATATGTCATTTTGAAACATATTGAATACAGCGGAGTGGCTGTGTGGCTTCGCAAACAGCCTAGATGTCTGGCGACCTTGCTGTGGTATGCTCAGATGACCTGCACTATACACGATACCGCTCACATTGTCAATCCCAAATGCTTCAAGTTGTTCATAGTTTGTTCTTATATGCTGTGTCATAATGCTGTCGTATTCTCTAAAGAGACCTGCTGGAGTGGTAGTTCTTACACGTCTTGCGTAGCAATACCCAAAATTTTGCGAATCTCCGAGGGTCTTTCAGTTGTTCCCCTTTTACTATAATCCAAATTTACTAGATATACCTGCCTTCTGTATTATTTGTTCGTCCAAATCATAAGCATTATGTGATTGTCCTTGTGCCACGTGTGTCCACTCATTATGTTCTTCTGGATATGCCGTTTCAGGATTATCTTTAAATGCTTTAACTAGGATCAAATATTCTGTTGGGTCTCTTTTAACAATATGTTTTAAATCATAAATTAAATAACGACCTGACCAATAAGGAGATAGTTTTTGTTTTTGATTATGCCCTAGAGGTTTAATTAAAGGTACATCAAATGTAATAATATCTCCTACCTGTAAATGAGATAAACCAAGAGCAACAAATGTTAAAGTACCATTAAATAATAATCGTCTTTGTGATATTGCCTTTTGTAGTGTAAATTTAGCACTCGCATTATACGAGTCATTATGTATATTGCTTGTATGAGATTTTAACATCACCCTTGAATCAAATTCTTCACTTAAATATTTACCTGTGTCCTCAAATTTAGCACTAGGTAGTGGTATCTTACTATTACCTTCTTCACTTCTTTCAGTATGAAAATGATTTTCCCAATCTTTAGCATAATCATATTCAGATGTGGTCACCGTTTTATTAAACATATCGTGTTCAATTAATTTACTTGCATAAGCACCTGTTGATAAACTATTTACCATATCAACTGGTTTGTTAATTGACCAACTTCTTACACCTTTTAAATCTGTTGAAACATCCCTACCACCACTATGATGACGTATAGGTTGGACTTGAAGACGGTAACGCCATCTTGATGGTCGTCTACCAGCACCTGACATTGCTAATAATGATTCAAGACTTCTAAAATGATAGCCTTCATTGTTTTCATAAAATAGGTAATTTGCATTTTGATATCGTTCAGCTATTGCCCTTTGTTGCAACATATTAATAGCTTGAAATGGAGTAGTATTTGGTATTACTATTTTAGTAGGATGTACTGTAGGTTCTATGTATAAATCTTTTCTACTGTTAAGATATTTTTTATTCTTAAATATATCTTCAACAGCTAATTCAACTGCTCCATCATATGCCTTACTAACTTTACGTATTTGATTAAACATAACTTCTCTTGAACAAAAATAAATATCATACGCTTGAATATTCTTACCTGCTTTAATATCAGGTGCTACATTTTCAATTCTAGTTATGTGAAATGGGTGACCATTATCATTGCCTGCAACACCACGTGGACCCTCCAACCCTGGTGTATGAAATGATAAATTTAATTTTTCTAAACCTGTAATTGGTAATATTGTACGTATATCGTTTGCGTCCAATACTTGTATCCTACCATACATTGAATGGTTAAAAAGGTTTTGGTCTAATTCTATTTTACCTATAATGCCTGTAATGTTCATCCTGTATGGCACATTGCCAACACCTGGACCACCACCTGTTATTCTATAAGATATAATTTCAGCGTTATCTATAACGTATTCACCCGCTCTTGTTAATTTCTCTGGATTACTTGCCATATCATTGTCTTATCAAATTTTTAAATTCTTCTACGAATAAACCAAGATATTTTGGTTCAAGGACTTTAATTTGTCTTTTCTTGTCTAATAATCTTCGTTCATATTCAGCATTAGTTACTGCGCCTGCGCCTGCGTCTGTTGAATTGCACTCTATCATATGAGAATAATCTTCAGGTCCACCACCTATTTGAGGTCCACTTGATTGTAATTTTTCATAATGGTGTACTGCTTCAGGTTCATCATATTTGTCTTTTAAAAAACTTTCAAATTGTATATTTGACAACGGCCAATCGTAATAAACATTTTCAATATTGTTTATCATACATACAACCCAAAAATAATCTGTATCACCATACAATTTAAATGCCACGTGTTCTGGTCTTTCTCCATCATCAACATCATATACTTCTAATAGAGTTAAATTATCTTTTATTTTACTTTTTATTTTAACTCTACGAAATATATCAGGTACTAATTTGTAATGTCCATTACCTTTAATGTCATATATCATCTTCGGAAACTGTGAAAAATATGCTTCAGCCATTAAAATCCTTTCAATATTTTCTGTTTCGTCATAAATTCTAATTCAACAAATGTTAAATCAATAGTATATGTAACTGGTGCGTGGTCGTGAAACGTTTTAAAATTACCACCTTCGGGTGAATAACTTACATCACATTTCTTTAAAGCACATCTTGATATTTTATGTAGCTTCTCATTGATTCCACCTACATCATCCTCTCCAGCTCTTGGAGGATCATTTTTTAAATAATGTATTTCAAATTCTGACGGATACAAAAACATACGTCCCTTCCACTCATCTTCCTCTTTCCAAGGGTGCATATGATACTTAAACAATGTAATTATATTTTGTACTCTTTCAGTTTCATCATTATTTCTAGGAAAGAATTTAAATTGATATGAGAATTCTCTAAAATTAGGATGTTCAAATACTTGTTCTCTATGGCTATTAACCGCCATTCCCATATTCTTACCTAATATTTTAACCCAATCACCTACCCCAGCACCTGCACCTAAACTTCCAAGTAATTCCTGCAAATTTTTAATAGCAATACCAGTTCCGTGTCCTAACATACTTTGAATTAAATCTCCACCAGTTTCTTCAGAATCTTTTATATTAATTACTTCATT